GAAGAGTTCAGAACTCTCAGACGACAGGCCCGTAATCGCGGAGTCTTTGCCCATTTTATTGGATGGCGTGGCGTCCTGGCGGGTGTGTCCCGTCTATCCCCCGAACATTGCTGACGGTTGCATCAGTAGGTTTGGGTGTAATCCTCCGGCTGCGGAGCCCGGGTTCCTTGACGAGATGAGGGAATTCGTGGTAAGCTGGTGTGAGATGAACTTGCGACCACTTCCTCTTGACGTGAATCTAGAGACCGATCATTGGATCAGCTCCCGTGAATGCTACTCCCTTGCCCGCCGTGCGGAACTCAAAAGGGTTTGGGACAAGCATAACACTGGAGACCTGGTCAATGAACGGCACGTCAGAGTCAAATCGTTCTGCAAAGACGAAGGATATGCTGAATCTAAGCATGTTCGTTTGATAAACTCCCGAGAAGATTATTTCAAGGTTTATTCGGGGCCGCTTTTTGAGGCCATTTCGGATGAACTGTTTGCTAATCCTTGGTTTATCAAGAACGTTCCTGTGGAAAAGAGGCCTGACCTGATGGCCGAAACTCTAGAGCGGATGGGTGCTACGTACTTTATGACAGATTACACGAGTATGGAAGCGCATTTCACCCCCGAAGTCATCGATGCGATAGAAGGTACAATGTACAGATTCATGTGTCGAAACAATCCCCGGGCTATGTCTATAATGGAACAGATCTTGACGGTGTTGGAGGGCAGCAATGTCCTCCATTTCAAGCACGTCTCGCTCCGTTTGGACGGCACCCGAATGTCCGGAGAGATGAACACATCTCTGGGCAATGGCTTCGTTAACCTTATGCTGTTCTTGTTTGCATGCCATAAGAGGCAATGCGGCGAGGTGGCGGGTTTCGTGGAAGGTGATGACGGTATTTTTAGACTCCAGTACCCCGATAGAGCACCCGACGAAAAGTTTTTCACATCCTTAGGATGGACCATCAAAATTCAAACCACCCCACACTTGAATCAGGCCAGTTTTTGTGGCAACATATTCGATGTGGTTGATATAGTGGTAATCTCAGATATTTCAAAGCATCTGAGGAATTTCGGATGGTGTCCTAAGCGATACGTGGGAGCTTCTCGTTCCGTTAAATTACAACTTCTAAAAGCAAAGGGTTACAGTTTGGCCCACCAGTTTGCAGGTTGTCCCGTGTTGGCGAAACTCGGACACAAGCTGGTTACACTTGTTGGCGATATGAAAATTCGTCAATCTATATATAACTCGATGGACGCATATAGTAGAGACGTCCACCGTTCATATAGCGAGAAAGGCTTGCCGGTTTATCGTGAGCCCTCGATTCGTACTAGGAATTTAGTGTCGGAATTGTATGGCATTCCAATAAGTCATCAAATCGATATCGAAAATTTTATAGATACAATTACCCTCCCGGATAAATGGAATGATACCATAATCCTCAAAATCCCAGTGCTGCAGCCGGCGGGCTTGCACGATTTTTGGGATGACTACGTTTCGGTTGAGGGACGTCCCTGGTCTGCCCCCTGCTCTAAATTAAGGGAGCGCAGACAAGTAGAACGGCTGGCTGCTTTAGGTCCGGCCACGCGCAACTTCATAAAAGGCTATTCAGGCTAGTCTTCCAAAAGCTTCG